CGACATCTTGTTGATCGTGCCAAGCAAGGGTATAGTGGTGCATGATAGTTTCAATTCCATATACACCTTATATAGTAGCACAGAGTAGTAATATATACCTATTTATGTGTGGACTCGCTGACTCTATTTTTGATCCGAAACAATCTTGAGTGCAGGTGATTCTATTCTAATTGTTTGACCAGGTGCTGTGTTAGATGCCTTCTCTATAAGTGACTCCATGTCCTTCTTACTAAGAGGTGGTGCAGCACCATTCTTTTTACCCCCAGCTTGGACACCAAACGTAGCTAAAACTCCAGTAAAGACCGAAGCTATAAAGGTCGGATCGATCTTCTGCTCTTGTTTGTAACCTGGTATCTCTACGTAATTAAGAGTAAGTATTGCCCCTGCCCATATCATGACTCCAAGTCTCACGAATGTAGATAGGATAGCAAGTTGTTCCTCCTTATCGTCCAATCCTTCTTTTATCTTACTGACAATGCCTTTCTTTGCATCTTTCTTTGCTGAATCTGTCATCATATAATAACTTTGGCATCAGTATTTAGTAATCTCTGTACTCACCCCTCACCCTAACCAGATCCTCAAGTGTATCCACGCTGTGATGTGCATGGTAGTCAAGAAATCTACACTTCACTTTCACACCAGACTCCAATAATCTTAGCAATTCTAAATCCTCTATTGATTCAAAGAATGTTTTGTTTTTTATTTTATTATACTCAGATAATTTTTCAAGATTATACTTGTAAATACAAACTTGTTTATAACCAATCTCATTGTTCATATCTTTTGAACCAGGTATTTTAGATCTAGATGTATACATTAGTTCCTTATTATTATTGAATACAACTTTAGGTATCTTTGGTGAGTCCAATTCTTTGATATCTCTTACGGTTGTCACTCCCATGTCCACCGCATATGTTGATTCATCTGCACTCTCAATGAATTTTTTTATAATACGTGAGGGGAACAATGGTTCATCACCCTGTAGATTGTATACACTTTTCAACCCTAATACACCTGCTGCTTCTATCACTCTATCAGTTCCAGTGAGACAATTCGATGTCATGATACTGTTTATACAATACTTATCGCAGCAATTTTTGATTTCCTCACTATCAGTAGCAACAAATACATTACTTTGCCCCACTGCCTCAATAGCGTTCATAGAAGTTTTTACTATCATTGGTTCACCACCTATATCAAGCAATGCTTTTCTAGGTAATCTTTTGGAATCAATCCTTGCAGGGATAATTATTTTACCAATCATATTTTTTCCTAAGATGTGCGAAGTGTCCTAATATATTTTGCATCTCTATTGGGTCAACCTCGTGTCCTGTTTTCTTTATAAGACCTTCTAACTCAGCGTTCCCTGATCTCCTACCCATACCTAACCAACACCCATCATACCAAGATGCTCCACCACTAATAGCTTCAAGTGTATTAGCAAGTGCCAATCCTTTGTCATTGTGTGCATGGAATCCTAATTCTATATCAAGATCCTTGACCACAGAAAATGATTTCATAATATGTTGTGTGTCTTTTACAAGCAATGATCCATATGAATCAGCTAAACAAAAAACATTTGGTCTTTCATTCTTATCTAGTCTCATAAGATTATCAATTACCATGTCAATATTTGCAGTGTTCAATTCACTCACTCTCATGAGATTGAGGACGGTAAAAATATTGTTACGTCTTGTCTTCTTTATAAAATCTAAAACATCATTAAGATGAAGTATATTAGTAGCTATCCTAAGACCATTGAAAAAATTACTATCAATGATTTTTTGTATGATCTTATCAGTAAACCCATCTTTACTATTGATCATAGCAAAAATTTTTTTATTATCAGGCCAAATTATTTGAGGGTATTGAGTCTCAAGACTTAAATACCCATACTCAAATGCAATGTCATCATATCTTAGATGAAATTTTATGAGGTCATCTAAAATTTCTTGAGAAAATTTCCAATCGTTGTGGTAACCACCATCCCTCAAGGTGCAGTCTAACAACATTCATCTTGTCTCTTCGATTGCTTCCTTTATAATTTGTTTTAGTTGTCGTGCTTGTTTTTTATTGATTGAACCGAACTTATTGTCTATCCATTTCTTACCATACCAGAATACAAATAGAACTGCAAGTAAAGCAAAACCCTCACCCCAATCTAAGTTCCATGCCCATTGAAAAAATTGCCACATTAGTCTCGTTGCCTCCAATCATCAGATCTTTCTTGGTGAAACCACTCAACTATCTCGTCAGGGTCACCGAAACCCCTTCTATGGTTACTTGAATCGGGGTCTCCAATGTTCAAGTTATTCAGAAAAGACTCGTCGGGATTGTGTTTCATCCGACGAGCCTGTTGCAACATACCTCTCGCAGAAGTATTTGCCTTTGCTAATTTCTGTGCCCATATCATATCTTCCATGCTGACCTCTGAACCAGAGGCGATGTCCTTACAGATTGCTTCCAATCTGAGGCGATATTGGGTTGATAACATATTTTAAAATGGTGTTGATGGTAGAGGAAGAGCAGGACCTGTGACATCTGGTATCGCATCGGTAACAGCACCACCTAGACCACCTGTAACTTGTTCCAGTATCTGTCCTTTTGCCTTCTCTATCAAGGCATCTTTATTTAGATATAGGTAACCACCTGCACCTACGATTGCAAGGACACCGACACCAGACACAATTGCTATTGCGTTGACAATTTTTTGCATAATGATTTTACTAATTGATCAGCAATTTTATATATGTCTGTATTATTATCCATATTTTTCATCAATATGGGTAATACTATTTGTCTAAGTTCTTGTTCCATAAGTGATTGATAAAATGTTCAGCGTCAACAACTGCCAAGGGTTTCTTACCATTCTTTTTGATGAATACAATGGGTTCATGATCACCTGAGTTTGCCTGTGCCTGTGCATAGGCATCCCAGATATTCAACTTCTCTTGGTTCTTACATTCTATACTGTATGGAAATTTTTGTCTAGCATCACGTGCCATGATCAAGTCTTCACCACCTGCACCCATACTTCTTGACTCTATATCTTCTGGATGTATATCTCTATGTTCGATGAGTTTATCTCTCACCCACTGCTGTAATTTCCTACCCTTTGCTTTTGCAGACTGTGGTTTCATGTGTACGCTTTTCTATGCCATGTATATAATATGTCATTATTTACACTCATAAATTTCTCAAATAATTTATTAGATGGAAGTTTACCATAAGTAAGAAATATCTCATCATTGACAATAGCTACAGGAAAATCAATGATAATATTTTTTATAATAGATGGTTTACTTTGTGATAAAAATACTTGATGATTACCTATCAATACTCTATTCCATGTAGATCTACTTACAAATTCATCAACTGCACGAGTAACCTCTGGCCACATACTCTGCATATAATCATCCACACATATAATACCATTACAATATGAAGAATACTTTATAAGATCACAGAGTGTGCCACTGTATGATTTGTTAGCATCAAGATGTATGAATTTATATTCCTTCTCTATCTCAGCCTGTGAAGATTTAGCATCAATAAAATTTGCAGGCAAAATTTTTTCAACTGATTCTTTTTGCCAAGTCTGATGCCATGAATCAATAACGTCTAATATAAAGGTGCTATATGCCATGGTTAGGGCGGATCCACCACGCCCTACACCCACCTCTAACATGGGTTCACCACGATAATGATCAACAATTTTATGAAATAGATACCAATCTAAATTTGTTTTGCCTGGTATAGGTAAGTCACCACACAATTGTTGATCTAATATGCTCATGAATAATATTTTGAATCAATATCAATTAGATGATCCCATTCCTCCTTACCCTTGACTATTTTATCTGTATCTACAAAAAAAGATTGTATACATATCCTTGGTTCTGCACCTGCCTTGTAGTAGTGCCATGATTTAGGTAAATTATTGAAGCAAAATATTTTATTCTGTTGCCATGGCACTTCTATCTCATATTCATTACTATCAAAAGAAGTATTACGTAAGTTTATATCATCATAATCAGAGTCATTCTTACATAGTATAGTTCCAAAACTTTTAGGTGGATTTATATAAAGAACTGATGTAAAAAATCTAGCATCATAATCACAATGCATGGGCATAGTATAATTAGGTGGACATACTGCCCAGTGCATAATTTTTTTCACATTTTTAGGAGGTTCTCTGAACCTCTTCATTTGTTTATGTAAGACATTAGATTCGGGAAGTATATCATCATCTAACCATCGTATCCACTTACCTGATGGTGTCAATCCCTCTCTATCATGATATGCTTTCATCTCAAAGTGTGCTAATCTTTGAAAATGCTCCCACCTATCGGGAGATAAAAAATTCTCAACAGTTAGATACTGCCAAGGATCATAATTTAAATCCACTGAATGCATTTTTCTTCATATCTTGTTTGATGCCACCTACTACGTAGGACTCAACCTCAGTTTCTTGTGGAGCAACCTGTAATCCTTTAGATGAAATCCAATGTTCTGTCCAAGGAAGTGGGTTGTTCTTTATAGGTGCATCGTATATAGGTTCCAAACCCACAGCTCTCATTCTTTTGTTAGCAATCCACTCAACATACTTGATAAGGAGTTTATCATTTAGACCTATCATTGTACCATCTTTGAATAGGTATTGTGCCCATTCCTTCTCTTCGTTTACAGCATTAGCAAACATATCAATGACGGTTTGTTTCTCCTCCTCAACAATCTGTTGCATCACAGGGTCATCACCCTTCTGCCAGTTCTTTATCATTTGCTGAGTAAGTACCAGGTGTTGGTTTTCGTCTCTGGATATAAGTGATATAATTTTTGCACTCCCTTCCATAAGTTTAAGTTCCCCAAAAGCAAAAGAACAAGCGAAAGAGACATAAAAACGAATGCCTTCAAGTATGTTGACATTAGCGACAGCAAGATAAAGTTTTCTTTTGAGTTCACGTTCCTGATATTCTTTTGTAGTGTTACCTTTCATTACAGGATCCCACATACAACCAGTGCCCCACTCCTGTGCGACCTCTAAGAACTCATCATATGCTCTAGTTACAGACTGAGCACGGTCAAGTATTCTTTGATCATCCAATATGGTATCAAAAACCTCTGATGGATTAGGATATATGTTCTTGATGATGTATGTATAGGAACGACTGTGTATCATCTCCATAAACTGCCATGTATTCAACGCTCCCTCAAGTTCTGGTAGTGCACAGTATGGTGCTAATGCCATGCCAGGTCCTCGACCTTGTACAGAGTCAAGTAAGATCTGATACTTTAAGTTTGATGTAAAGATATGCTTTTGTTCTGGACGGAGTGATTGATAATCACCACGATCCTTCTGTAGAGACACCTCTTCTGGTCTCCAAAAATATCCCAACATCTGACTGTTGAGTTTTTCAAAAACAGGATACTTATATGAGTCATATCTTTGTACACCAAGTGGTGCACCAAAGAACATTGGTTGTGACTTAGTGTCAACGTGTTCTTGATTGAACACGGTCATGCCCTTTACGTTCATTTTTGGTTCAGTGACTCTAAATTGTACAGGATTCACAGTTTTCTTCCTCTAGGTTTTCTATTTCAGCAAGTAAATTTGTAGTTGATATTGGTTCTTCTATCTCATCACTCTTCATGTCATTTGTATTCTGATAGTAAGATGTTTTCCATCCATATTT